GTAAAGACCTTGGAGAGGGTCTATAAAAACTACTACTATATAATACGAGGAGAAAAAATAATGTTTGTAAGATTAAGAGATTTCAAAAGACTGATAAAAGAAGCCTACACGGGCGCGGGCTTATACGTTGCGCGCCGGGGAAATCAGTTGCTTTTCGGCGGCTCATACTGGGCGATCGCCACAATGAAAGAATCACTGGATAAAAAGGCGCTGGCAGCAGTGATCGAATTAACGGGAGAAATGCCGGAAGATGGGGGGGCTTTCAAGGCAACAAAGGAAGCCAACCAGTACGAGATCAACGAAGTACACTGGAATTTGATAGACACGACATACCAGTACGAAGACGAGGAAGAAAAACTAACAGTGACGCGCCTTGTATTAAACAAACACCCATACGGTCGGACCATGCGAATTCTACAAGCAGAAGACGGACGGGTGGACGTACTGGGCGAAGGATTCATTCAGGCAATCGATCCGTCGTCGATGAACACCGATTACGAATACGAGATCGAGGGACCGTTTATCAATCGGCATTTTCCGAAACAGGTATACTGGAGAAGCGAAGCAACAACCCTGACCGCATTTCTTTTCGACCGCGACGATATGAAAGAAAAAGATCTTCTGGACTATTTGCAGAACACAAAGATCGAAGGATAAGGAGAAACGGCCATGGCGTATAAACTGGATAAAAACACAAAAACGATCGTCCGGGCAATCATGAAGGATCAGGAGAAGCGAGACAGGAGAAAACACACCGGGCAGTATACGGCGTTCGACCGACGGGCGGATAAGGCAATCGAAGAAGCAAAAGAGAATATCGGACTGCAAGGATTCACAGGAAGCACACGCGATCAGGTTATCGAGAAGATCTGTCAGAGTTTGAAGGATAATACGCCGTGGGAACTACTGGGGGAAACATATTGTTGTCGCCGCTTATTCTACGAATACCGGAAAGAGTTCTGTTATCACGTGGCGGCGTCAATGGATATGATTGGCAGCAGTAGGAAGACAGGTCAGAAATGAACAGCGACAGAAGATAGAATGGAGAGTGACAAGTGGCGAAAGAATATGCAAAAGCCTTTTACAATTCCGAAGCATGGAAGAAGACACGGAAAGCATACTACGACAGCAAGGGCGGAATGTGCGAGCGTTGTCAGAAAGAATTCGAGGAAGGCAAACGCAGCTTGAAAGAAGTCAACATCGGAACGATAGTGCATCACAAGAAATGGATCACGCCGAAGAATATCAACGATCCGAACATCACGTTGTCGTGGGATAATCTAGAAGTCGTGTGCGACGAACACCACAACACAGAGCATCACGGCAAGCCGAAGCGATACAGGTTTGACAAGGACGGCAATATCATTCCGACAAAATCATTTTCCTGAAAATCAAAAACAGATCAGCCAAAAACAAAAACGAAATCGCGAAAAGCGCGCCAACCACTCCCCCCCGGTGGTACAAAAATTTTTTACCAGAAAGAACCGAGGGAGCTAGGTAAAAAAAACTCTCCGCAGGCGCGCGCACGTGAGAGGGGGTGCAAACGCATGGATTTAGAAAAAGATAGAGAGATAAAACCCGAAGAAGATCAGGTTTTACCGGAACTATTGGAACTTCTGGAAATATTCAGAGATTTACCGGAAGCACGAAAAAAGAACCTGAAAACGAGACTGAAAAAAGAAGCAGCGGGCGAGATTTTAACCGAAGCAGAGGTCGAAAAGGAACGAAAAAAGATCATGGAATTGTTCAAGGACGTTGAGGACGACCGGAAAAAGAAAATGATCGAACGCAAGGTAAAAGAAATGGCTTTTCAGGCCGTGGCGATCCGGGAAGCGAAATACTCAATCATGACAGAAGGGCTAAAAACCGAAGTTGTCAACGGCTCACAAAGATACATGAAAGAGAATCCGGCAGTTGCAACCTTTGACAAATATTCGCGGGCGTATAACTCAAATATCGACAAATTGATCGAGTATTTACCACAACAGCAGACGGAGAAAATAAGCAAGTTGGCAGCGTTCAGAAATGCATAACGTATATGTGAATTACATTGTCGAATATCACGACAAGATCGAACGCGGGCAGATCATAGCGGGAAAATGGATAAAGAAAATTTATAAAATCCTAGTTGACGGCATAAAATCCGGCGACTGGGATTTTGACGCAAAAAAAGCAAATAAGGCAATCCAGTTTATCGAAAATTTCTGCCACCACTCAAAGGGACGGAACGACCTTTTCAAGTTGGAACTGTGGCAGAAAGCTATTGTTTCGGCAATTTTCGGAATACTGGATAAAAAGACACATAGACGGCAGTTTCGGGAAATCTTTCTTTTAGTCGGACGTAAGAACGGGAAAAGCCTTTTCGCGGCGGCAATTATGGCATATGTGGCGTATATCGACGGAGAATACGGCAGCGAATTATATTGTCTTGCGCCGAAACTAGATCAGGCTGATATCGTGTATGACAGCTTTTACAAGATCACACAAGCGGAAGAAGAACTGGCAGAAGTGACAAAGAAGCGGCGATCCGATATCTACATAGCGGAATTAAACACCACAATCAAAAAGATCGCGTTCAACGCAAAGAAGGCGGACGGCTTCAACCCGACCATGACGACCAACGACGAAATGGAAGCATGGCCGGGCGATCAGGGCTTGAAGCAGTACGAAGTTATGGTATCAGGTACAGGAGCGCGAACGGAGCCGATCACGCTTTCTACATCGACCGCCGGATATGTCAACGACGGAATCTTCGACGAACTGATGAAACGATCAACAGCTTTCTTGAAAGGATCGAGCAAAGAAAGACGATTGCTTCCGTTCCTGTACATGATCGACGATCTGGAAAAGTGGAACACAAAAGAAGAACTGGCAAAAGCTAACCCAAATTTAGGCGTATCGGTTCAGTGGGAATTCTTCGAAGAACAGATCGCGATCGCGCTACAGTCGTTATCAAAAAAAGCGGAATTCATGACGAAGTATTGCAACATCAAGCAAAATTCTTCGATTGCATGGCTTGACTATGAGACGGTAGCGAAGGCAGCAGGGCAACCGCATACACTGGACGACTTCCGGGGCTGCTATTGCGTGGCCGGTATCGACCTTTCACGAACAACCGACTTGACAGCCGTTTCACTGGTTATTGAAAAGGGCGGGAAGAATCATATCATCACTCAATTTTTCATGCCACAGGAACGCTACAACGTGGCGATCGATGAAGAAGGCGTCCCATACAACATTTTCAAAGAACAGGGCTATCTCACGATATCGGGAGAACATCAGGTAAATTACAAAGACGTGTTCGCGTGGTTCGTGCGCCTGATAAAAGAATATAAGATCAGGCCGTTGAAAGTCGGTTACGACAGATATTGCGCGGGTTATCTGGTGGAAGAAATGAAAGAATCAGGCTTCCACATGGACGACGTATATCAGGGAACGAACCTGACGCCCGTATTAAATACTTTCGAAGGAGATTTGAAAGACGGAATGTATTTGATCGGAGAAAACAACCTGTTAAAATCACACCTGTTAAACGTGGCCGTCCAGATCCAGACAGACGACAGCAGAATGAAGCCTGTCAAGATCGAAAAACGGGCGCACATCGACGGCGCGGTATCGATCTTCGATGCACTGGCCGTAAAAATGAAATATCACAAGGAAATCGGCAGACAATTACAGAATGCAGCATAAGAGAGGGCGCGCCCCTCTCTTTTTTACGTCTAAAAACAGGTCAGAAATGAACGCACTTAAAAGATAAACTGAACTGTGAATAAAGCCGAAAGGGGGTAGAACGAAACGGGAATATTAAAAGATTTTGCGACATTCCGCAAAATGAAGTTCAGTCCGATTTTTACAATCCGGGGCGAATACAACGCGTCGGCGGATATGGACGCAAGCGATATCATCGGATCAATAACAAACTGTATCGCAACGAACGTCGGAAAACTGACACCGCAGTTGATTCGCACAGATTCGCGCGGAATGATGATTCGCGACGATTATCTGGCGAAACTTCTTTCCTTGCGTTGGTCGCCGGAATTGTCCGTATACGACGCACTGTACAAAATGGCGGCACAGCTTGTCAGAAATTCCAATGCATTCGCAGTGATTTTTTACAATGACGATTTTTCCAAAGTCAAAAGCATTGTGCCGATCACGACACGCGGGTTCAGAGTGTGGGAAGACGAAGAAACCGGAGCAATGTTATTCCGGTTCACGTGGGACTATGACGGGAAGATCTACACGGTCCCGTATCAATCCGTGATCCACCTGAAAGCGAGATTCGACAGAAAGCGTTTTTTAGGATCTGAACCAGATCCGGCATTGAAAAACACACTGGAATTACTGGACGCAACCGGACAGGCCTTGCGGAATCTGGTTAAAAATTCCGCCAACCTGAAAGGTTATTTGAAATATAACAACTTTGCGGACGACGAAGAACTGAAAAAGAAAGTAAAAGAATTTCAGGAAGCATACATGGACGCGAGCAACGAAGGCGGACTGGGTGGACTGGATAACACAATGGAATTTCACGAAATCAACCAGAAAGCCCCAACTATTCCGACGCTGCAATCGCAGTTTTTACGCGATAACCTATACCGCTACTACAACGTGAATGAAAATATTTTGATGTCAAAATTTACAGAATCAGAGTGGAACGCATTTTACGAAAGTGTGATCGAACCGATCGCCCTTCAATTATCGCTTGAATTCACATTCAAACTACTGACGGAGAGGGAAAGAGGATTCGGAAACAAGATCATATTTTCTTCAAATCGTTTACAGTATGCGACATTGCAGACGCGATCCACAATCGGATCGGTTCTGTATGACCGAGGAATTATCACAATCAACGAATTCCGCGAACTACTTTACTATGAGCCGATCGAAGACGGCGACGTGAGAATGGTATCACTGAACTACGTGAAAGCGGACGATCAATCACTGTACCAGACAGGGCAGCAGGACGGAAGCGGCGGCAATGGACCGCCGGAAGGCGACGGACAGCAGCAGGCGGCGAAAGTACCGCTTGAAATGCTCATGAACGCTATTTATGTACAAGCAAAACTGAAAGGGGGCAGACAATGGCGGACGTATTAAAAGGGCTTGAAATCAAAAACATGACCGACGTTTCCGCGGATCTCTACTTTTACGGCGATATCGTGTCGGACTGGTGGGGAGCATGGCAGAACGAAGATCAGTACCCGGACGCAATCAAGAATTTTCTTTCGCAGGCAGAAGGGAAAGACTTGAATGTATATGTTAATTCCGGCGGCGGATCAGTGTTCGCAGGAATGGCGATCTACAACATGATTAAACGCCACGGAGAAAAAAACAAAGTGAAAGTATACGTGGACGGCTTGGCCGGTTCGATTGCATCTGTAATCGCATTTGCGGGAACAGAGCCGCCGGAAATTCCGTCGAATGCATTCTTGATGATTCACAAGCCATGGGGCGCAATTTCCGGCAATGCGGACGAAATGCGAAAAATGGCGGACGATCTGGACAAAATACAGACCGGAATCATGAACGTATACGAAGATCATCTGGCGGAAGGCGTCACGATCGATCAGGTGGAAGCACTGGTAGACGCGGAAACATGGTTGGACGGAAAGGAAGCGGCGAAATATTTCAATATCGCACAGACAGACGCGGCCGATTATGTGGCAGCAGTCGGCGACTATTTGAGCCACGCCGGAAAGTTGCCGGAAAAATTCAAATCACACCAGAAACAGCCGGAACAGACACTGAAGGGGCCTATACCGGAAGAACAGGCGAAAGCGGCAGCAGACGCCGAAAAAAGAAACCAGATCAAAAGATTATGTATCGAGGGAATGACGAAAGGAGAATAAAGCGAATATGAAGCATGAAGAACTTGTGAACATGAACATGAAAGACCTGAAAGCAAGACTGAAAGAGATCGGCACACAGGCACAGACAGCAGAAGGCGAAGCACTGGACGCCCTGACAACCGAAGCCGAAGACATTAACGGCATTTTACAGGACATTCAGAACCGCGCAAATATCGCGGGACTGGCAGCACAGGCAGGCGACGATCACGACGACACACCGGGAGAGAAAGGCGACGACGTGAAGAATAAAAAACGTGAAGAAAGAGGACAGAGCCTGAAAGACGGAAAGACAGTACAGTTCAACGCAAAGGTAGCGTTCGGATCTGTACAGAATGCGCTTTCTGTCACACAGACAGTCACACCAAAACACACCGCGAGCGACGTAAAAGAGACATTCAACGACGTTTCCTCACTGGTGGATCGTGTCAGAGCAATTCCGTTAAATGGCGGCGAAACATATCAGAGAGGATATGTAAAAAGCTACGGCGACGGCGCAGGAAGCACAGCAGAAAGCGCAGACTATAGCGCAACAGAACCGACATTTGGTTATGTAACCATGGAAAAACAGAAGATCACAGCATACACAGAAGAACCAGAAGAAATGGTTAAACTTCCGAACGCTGATTACGATTCTGTAGTAGAAGGATCTGTCACACGCGCAATCAGAAAGTACATGAATCGACAGATCATGATCGGGGACGGGACAAGCGGAAAATTCAAAGGCATTTTCCACAACCCGACAAAAGCAGCCGATCAGGTTATTGATCCAGCAAAAGACCTTTCTATGAAGGCGATTACAGACGAAACACTGGACGATATTATCTATGGTTACGGCGGAGACGAAGAAGTGGAAGACGTTGCAGTTCTGATCCTGAACAAAAAGGATCTGAAAGCATTTGCGAAACTGAAAGATAAACAGGGACGCAAATTCTACACAATCGTAAACCACGGAAACACAGGAACGATTGACGGCGTACCATACGTTATCAATTCCGCTTGTAAAGCTGTGACAGATGCACAGACATCAACAGCGGAATACTGCATGGCGTACGGACCACTTAGCAACTACGAAATGCCGATCTTCTCTGATATCGACGCGAGAAAATCAACCGATTACAAATTCAAACAGGGACAGATCGCATACAGAGCAGACATTTTCGCGGGCGGTGCGGTTGCCGCATATAACGGATTTATCCGCGTGAAACGACCGGAAGCAGGAAAATAAGAAACAGAAAGGACGGCTAAACAATGACGTATAACGAACTTGTGGACGCGGCAAAATTGCGCGTCCGAAAACTTTCAAATGATGCATTAGACGAAGACGTGAAAACCCACGTTGATTTCGTACTGGCAGACCTGAAAAGAATCGGGGTAAACGAAGAAAAGTATCTGAAAGCCCCGGAAGATCCGTTAATCATTGGGGCCGTCCTTGCGTATGTCAAAGCATATTACGGAATGGACGCATACCACGACAAATGGTTAGCGGCCTACGATATGCATTTAACCAGAATCAAAGGGGGCGACTACAAATAGACGCATATATCACACTGGTTGAACCGGGCGAAACCAAAGAAGAAGACGTCAAAAACGGCGTGATCGCAACCATTGAACCGATCGGGCGTGATGAATTTGTGGCAGCAGGACAAAAGGGCATGAAAGCCCGCCACAAGTTCAACGTATGGGGCAATGAGTACAACAACGAACAGGAAGTTGAATACAACGGTCGCCGCCTGACGATATACCGAAGTTACGGCCCGAAGGACGACGGAAAGATCGAACTGTACGCCGGAGAAAGGGCGGGCAATGCATGAAAGTAAAGATCGACATTGACGGACTTTCCGACGCTGTACAAGAAGAACTGAAAAACTGGCAGGAAAACACGTGCAACCCGGTTCTGAATGAAGCATACAAAGCCGGAGCGGAAGAAGGAAAGAAAGTTCTTCGACAGGGCGGACCGTACAAGGAGCGCACCGGGAAGTATACGAAGGACTGGGACGTAACGCAAAGAGACAGTAGAGCCGGAAGGATAACCGGGACAGAAAGTTATTCAGTCCATAACAAAAAACATTATCAATTAACACACCTTTTGCAGAACGGACACGCAAGCAGAAACGGCGGGCGTGTCAAAGCCTATCCGCACATCGACAGCGCGGAAGAAAAGGCAGAAAAGGCAGCGACAGGCTATATCGAGGATAAGTTAGGGGGATAACATGCCGACGATTGAAGAAATCATCAAAAGAGCAACGGCGATCGGGCTTCCGATCACGAAGAACGCATGGAAGAAGACAGCGAAAAAGCAGATCCCAGATCCGCCGTATATAGTCTATCTAGTTAGCGAGGACCAGAGGGGCGACGATAACAAGAACACAATCCGGGAAATTGACGGATCAATAGAACTGTACACAGACAGAACGCCGGACGAATCACTGGAAGGACGGATCGAAGAAGAAGTTCTTTCCGATCTGCCGTTCAGAAAATATCAGACGGAGATCACTTCCGAAAACATGGTTCAGACGGCGTATGAATTCAATATCACGCAGAAGAAAGGCAGGAAATAGAAATGGCAGAGACAGAAAGAATCATTCTGGGATCTGGAAATGTCCATATGAAATTATTCGACGGAAATCTGCCGTCGGTTGATGAAATTTGCACAGACGAAAATCAGATTTCATACATTCAGGGCGGCGCGACCATTGAGTACAAGCCGAGTTATTACACAGCAAAGGACGACACAAGAAAGATCCAGAAAACCGTTATAACAGACGAAGAAGCCACAATGAAAAGCGGCTTAATGACATTTTGCGGAAACACGCTTGAAAAGATTTGCGATACCGCACGTGTAAGCTATGCGGAAAAGACTTCAACCAAAAAGAAAAGAAGAATCGTAAAGGTCGGCGGCGGAAACAATCAGGGCAGAAAGAAATATGTAATTTGTTTCCACCATGAAGATCCGGTGGACGGCGATATATGGGTAATGATTGTCGGAAACAATCAGGCCGGTTTTTCCCTTGCGTTCGCAAACGACAAAGAAACAGTCGTGGACGCGGAATTCACGGCGTTACCGCAGGACAAGGAAGGAACACTGATTCACTACGAAGAAGAAGTTCTGGAAGATACACAGAATTTGAGCGATACAACCGAACAGAAACCGGTCGCAGATAAATAAAACAGATAAAACGATCACAAGGCGGCGTATAGACAAAAACGCCGCCTTTTTTCAGAAGGAGAAAAGACAATGGCGAACATGAATTTTGATTTTAATAAAATCCAGAGAAGTTTTTTTAAAACGACATTAAAAGACGGTAGAGAACTGGTTGTAAAAATGCCGATGAAAAAAACATTTGAAAAAATTACGGCAGCACAGGAAATGGATCTGGAAGAAATGTCGGTAGCAGACGCGATGGACACACTAGGCGCAATATGCGCGGAAGTGCTGTCAAACAACCTGAATAAAGAAAAAATCACAATGAAATACATGACTGACAATTACGACACAGAAGAAATGGGCGAATTTATAAAAGGGTTTATGAACTTTGTAAAAGGAGTAAAAGCAGACCCAAACTAATTATACCGTTCTATGACGATCCGAACGCAAAGGAAATTCATTACAAACCAAAAACAAACGCCGAAAAAATGGTAGCGAAATACATGGGGCTTAATTTTTGGGAAGTGGAAGAATTAGATCTTGACGTTTATTTGTTCATGGCGCGGGAATCGGTAATTTATTTTAATTCGCAGACGGAATCAGGGCGAGAATACCTTGAAAACTGTTGGAGAATGACGCAGACGAAGCCGGATCGGCAGCAGTTGCGAGAAAAATTCGAAAAGAAAGGGGGAGAATAAATGGCAAGAAGCAAAATCGCCGGAATTACAATCGAAATCGGCGGAGATACTACGAAGTTAGATAAAGCCATGCAAGGGGCCAATAAAACCGCAAGAACTACACAAACGGAATTAAGAGAAGTAAACAAATTACTGAAATTAGATCCGAAAAATACGGAATTATTAGCGCAAAAACAGGAACTTCTATCAAAAGCGGTCGCCGGAACTTCTGAAAAACTGGATATTCTGAAAGAAGCTGAAAAACAGGTTCAGAAGCAGTTCGAGCGCGGCGAAGTATCAGAAGAACAATACCGGGCATTACAAAGAGAAATCATCAAGGTTTCGAATGATTTAGATGCGGCGGAAAAAGAAGCCAAAGAAACCGCACAAGCACTGAAAGACGTCGGAAAGAAAGAAGAAGATATCGAGAAAGTATTGGAACGCGCCGACGAATTCAAAGACAAAATGAAAGCGGCCGGCGAAGCAGTAGAAACGGGAATGAAAGCAGCCGGAGCGGCAATGGTGGCAGCCGGAACGTATAGTTTAAAGTTTGAAAGTGAATACGATCAGGCATTAAACACGCTTACAACATCAACAGGCGCGGCGGCAGACAAAATAGACGGACTGGATAAAGCAATGGCGGCCGTGTATGAAAACAATTACGGCGAAGATATTCAGGAAGTCGGCGAAGCTATGGGCGTAATTGTGCAGCAGACAGGCGAAATGGACCCGTCGAAATTACAAGAAATGACGGAAAGCGCGTTCACACTTCGGGACACCTTCGATATGGACGTCGGAGAATCTATGCGGGCAGTAAATCAGTTAATGACACAATTCGGCCTGTCTTCAGAAGAAGCCTTCGATCTTGTAGCGCAAGGCGCGCAAAATGGGCTAAACAAAAACGATAACCTACTGGATTCGATAAATGAATACGGCCCCAAATTCGCACAAATGGGACTTTCAGCTTCAGATATGTTCAATATGTTCAAAAACGGAGCGGAAGCAGGCGTTTTCGATATCGACAAATTAGGCGACGCAGTAAACGAATTTTCTATCAGAGTAAAAGACGGAACGGCGGACAATGCTTTTAAAGAATTGGGAATGGACGTAGACGTAACAAAGAAAGCGTTCGGAGAAGGCGGCGAAGCAGCAAAAAAAGCAATGCAGGACACTTTCGAAGCACTGGGAAAAGTATCTGATCCACTTGAACAGAACACTATCGGCGTTGAATTGTTCGGTACAATGTGGGAAGACACAGGCGGACAAGCAATCTTAGCAATGGGAAACATGGAAGGCGCGGCGTCAGATGCAGCCGGAACAATGGAAAAAATCAAAGAAATGAGATACGACGATCTGGCAAGCGAATTTCAAGGGCTTGGAAGATCCATACAAACAGAACTAATAAAACCGTTAGGCGAAGAGTTGGGACCGGTTGCAAAAGAAACGATTGACACAGTAAAAGAGAATTTGCCGCAAGCGAAAGAGATTTTAAAAGAAGTGCTTACAGATATAACAGAATTTATAAATTTCTTTGTAAGTCATGCAAATGTATTGCTACCGCTAATAGCGGGAATTGGCGCAGCACTTTTGACGTGGAATGTCGTTACTATGATACAAGGAATGGTGGCAGCTATAAAGGCGTGGACGGTGGCAACCGAAGGAGCGACACTGGCTCAAAAAATACTGAATTCAACAATCTTAGCAAATCCGGCGGCGTGGATCATAACAGCGATAGTCGGGGTTGTAACAGCATTAGTTTTACTGTGGAATAATTGCGAAGCATTCAGAGAAGCAGTAAAGGGAATCTTGTCAGCTATCGTACAATTTTTCGAAGATGCATGGAACAAAATTCAGGAAGCGTGGGCGGCCGCACAACCATATTTCGAAATGATAAAAGAAGGAATCAAAACCGCTTTTTCGGTAGTTGTGGAAATCCTGACAGCACCGTTTCGAATCGCTTGGTTTTTAATAACTTCGATCTGGGACATTGCAACTACATATTTTCAGAATGTGTGGATCGGAATCCAGACCGTTTTTTCGGTCGTCGGGCAGATAATCGGCGGATTTTTCGAATCCGCATGGATCATTATAAAAGGCGTCTGGGATGTGGTTGTTCTGTATTTTCAAACAATCTGGTCGAATATACAGGCCGTATTTTCGGTAGTTGCTACAGTTTTAGGCGGATTTTTTCAAGTTGCATGGACCACAATTACAACAATCTGGGACGTGGCGACCGGGTATTTTCAAATGATCTGGTCTGTGATACAGGGAATTTTTTCAGTTGTACAGTCCGTACTTTCCGGCGACTTTTCAGGCGCATGGGAAGCGATAAAAGGCATCTGGTCAGCCGTGACTGGTTGGTTCGGTCAGGTATGGTCAGGGATTCAGAATATTTTCGGATCTGTCGGAAGTTGGTTCGGATCAATCTTTCAGTCAGCATGGAACGCGGTTCAAAATGTCTTTTCAAACTGGGGATCATTCTTTTCTGGCTTGTGGGGCATTATCCGAAACACATTTTCAAATCTGGGAACGTCTATCGCGAACGCGATCGGCGGCGCGGTAAAATCCGGGATCAATGGCGTAATATCTATGATTCAAAACACGGTCAATTCCGCGATCAGAATTATCAATGGAGCAATTAACTTGATTAACCGTCTTCCGGGCGTATCGGTTGGAAATGTCGGATATTTAAGTCTGCCACGACTGGCGAAGGGCGGTATCTTAACAAACGGCCGCGCGATTGTAGCGGAAGCGGGACCGGAGATCGTCGAAATGGTAAACGGTAAAACAATCGTTACACCACTTTCAGGAACAGCAAAGAACACGGCACTTGAAAGAAACTTCGGCGGACAGAAAGGAACACTGAAACAAGAAATCAGCATGAATATAGAAAATTTCTATAACAACAGAAAACAGGACGTACGCGAACTGACGGAAGAAGTTATGGAAATGGCGCAGGAATTAAAGGAAAGGGACGATAAAGTATATGCTTAATGAATTTTACGACGATATCAACAGTTTTACATACAACGGGCGGAATTCGCTTGATATGGGACTGGCAGTATACGAAAAAGAAAACATATACGGCCGTCCCAAACCTGTTATTGAAAAAGTAAACATTCCGGGACGTGGCGACGTGATTCTGAACAACAAAACAGATCCGATCGATAACGAAGAATACGAAGATTTCCAGAAGGTGTATAAATGCTATGTTATGCCGGAAGAATATCAGGATCTTGAAATGGTCGCCCGGAATGTGTATGCGTGGTTATACCAGACTGTGCAATATGCACGGCTTGACGACAGTTACGAACGCAATTATCACAGAATAGCCCATGTATCGGAAGAAATGTCGGTGGAAGAAATCGCCGCCGCACTTCTGGGGACCTTAGAAATACAGTTCACTTGCCACCCGTACAAATATTCATACGACGGCGAAAGAACACTAACACTCACAAAAGCGACAAGCATTTTCAATACAGAAGGCTTTACGGCCTATCCGTACATGAAGATCTATGCGACGGGTGCGGTTACGTTGTACATCAACGACCGCGCCCATACATTCAAGGAAATAGAAGACTATATCGAAGTAGACAGCGCGCTATTAAATGCGTACAAAGGGGACACGCTGCAAAATAACAAAATGACTACAACATTATTTCCGAAACTGACAGCGGGCGAAAATAAAATCCGTTGGGCGGGCAATGTAAAGAAAATTGACATTGTGCCGCGGTGGTGCTGCCTGTGATACCGATTCTATATGATCCCCTTGAAACGCAATTTGATTCAAACGGAATCGGACTTCTAACGGACGCGATATCTTGCATTGTAGAGGAAGAAAGAAACGGATCTTTTGAATTAACATTACAATATCCGCAAGAAGGACATCTGGCCGATTACATCGTGGAAGATGCAATCATAAAGGCAAAACCAAACGACAAAGACGGCGATCAGCTATTCAGGATCTATAAATCAGGAAAGCCGATCGGCGGCGTGAATACCTATTACGCCGAACATATCAGTTATGAACTGAACATGAATCCGGTATGCCGACCGAGAATATCCGGCAAAAACGCACAGGAAGCAATCGCGCAGCTATTAGAAGAAGCTGTGATCGAAAACAACTATACGGCGTGGTCGGATATCACAACCAGAAACAGCACACAGATAGACGACGTGTTAAGCGTCCGAAACATTCTAGGCGGGACAGAAGGATCAATCCTTGACGTCTGGGGCGGGGAATATCAATTCGATAACTTTATTGTGAAGCTGCATAAATCCCGCGGATCAGATACCGGGGCGACGATCCGGTACGGAAAGAACCTGATTTCAGCAGAACAGGAAAGAAACATCGGCGACGTGATAACGGCGATATTTCCATATTGTTATTACACACCGGAAAAGGAAGAAGGAGCAACGGAAGAACCAGATCCGGTTTTCGTTTCCCTTCCTGAAAAGTTTATCAACACACCAAACGCGGACAAATACGCCCGCCTAAAGTGTGCGCCAATGGATTTTTCGGACGAATTCGAAGCCGGCGTGATTGTAACAGAAGAAATGCTTCGAAAGGTCGCAAAGACCTACACCGAAAGCGGAATCGACGAACCGAAAATATCGATCAAAGCAACATTCCAAAATCTGAAAAAGACAAAGGACTATGAAAATATACAGGCACTTGAAACGATCGGAATTTGTGACACTGTAACGGTCATGATCGAAAAACTGGGAATCGAAGTCAAAGCAAAGATCATTAAATACTCATACGACAGCATCAAAGAGCGATTCGACAGTGTAGAGATCGGAGAGCCAAAAACAAACCTGACAAAAGCGATCACGGCAGCACAGAAGGAACAGAAAGAACAGATCGTAAAATCCGCCACCCGTGCGGAAATTATACAGAAGCGTATCGAACAGACCATAAAGGACGTGACGGCAGCGATTACGGGCAATTCCGGCGGCCATGTGCTTTTATACCCGGCAGAGAATCCGCAGGAAATCTATATCATGGATACAGATTCAACAGCAACGGCGAAAAACGTCTGGCGGTGGAATCTGGCCGGACTGGGACATTCAAGCAACGGAATCGGCGGACCGTTTGAAACGGCGATCACGGCAGCAGGTCAGATTGTGGCCGATTTTGTGGCGGTTGGAAAACTAAACGGCGCACTGATCGAAGCCGGGACCATTAACGCGGAATCCCTGTCAGTAGAGTATAAACAGAGCGTAAAGAAGTACACAGACGACGGCGACGCGAAACTGTTATCGGAAATGAAGTCAAGATTCGAAGTAACAGGCGAATCAATCACGGCGGAAGTGGAAAGAGCGCAGGCAGCAGAAAAGACCATATCGGACGATCTGAAACTGACAAAGCAGGACGCGGAAGATTTCAAAGAAAATGTCGAAGGAGCATTCCGGGACGGCATAATCACGGAAACAGAAGCACAGACGATCGAAAGATATATCAAAGAACTGGAAAAAGACAACGCTTCAATCCAAAAGCAATACAACGCGGTTCTGGATTCAGCTTCGAGACAGTCAACAACAACAGGAAGTAATTTTTCGATTAAATTCAATGCAGATTGCAAGACGGAAACATCATCAAGCGGCACGAAATACGATTATCTGCATTTATTCTACCAGAAGGACGGGAAAATCTACAAGGCATTAGACAAAGTAAGCGGCGCGGATATAGCCGGGAAAACGTATATCGTGCCGTCGACAGATATTTATATTCAATGGTATTCGGATAGTTCGGGTAATAAATACTACGGTTTTTCAATCGACGAGATCAAACAGGTATCAACGGCTGCAGATACAACCGGAACGGAAAGCGCACTTCCGACTTACGAAGTGATCGAAGCTGCCACCGTGTCAATGATCCAGACGTCACACCCATACGAAAATAATATGCGTAAGTTGTGGCATTACAAAAAGAGGACGGCCACACGATCAACACTTATCAGTAAGAAAAACGCCTACACGAACGCATACAACGCACTAATGACAGCGATCAGCAACGCAATTTCAGACAAAAAGATCACAGCGACAGAGAGAACAAATGTCAATACGAAATTCGATGTATACAACGCAGCACTGGCAGATCTGGAAGAAACAATCGAAGCGGCAGGCGTGGACGTGGCAGCAGTCGCGGCGGCAGCAGTCGCAGAGTACGCAAGGGCAGCGATCAAAGTAGAAGCAGACAAGATCGAACTTCGGGTAACATCGGCGCAGGCAGAATCCCTGATCGAGCAAAAGGCGGATTCTATCAGACTGAAAGCGTCGAAGATTGCATGGTCGGCGACCTATTCTTCTATGAGTGAATCCGGCATTTTAAAATGTACGTCTGCAGAATTAAAAGGATCTATGAAATGTGGGTATGATTCCGGGTACTGGGTAGAACTTGCGGGAAGCGGAAGATTGACTGGCGGCTATGGTTCATCACAATACGGGTATATTGACTATTCAGCAAGCGCAACGGACGTAGACACCGGGGTAAGATACAACGGCCTACAAGTGCAAGGCGGATGCATGAGAATTTCAGTTAATCAGTTAGCGACGAGAAAAACAAGCAACACCGGCACACTTGCGTATATCGGAGCAACAGGAACATTCAAATATATAAGCAAAATTCAGGACAACGGCGACGGGACGATCACGTGGTGGAATTCAACCGTTAGTTTTGAGAATGGTCTTATGGTTTCGTCACTGTAAAGGAGAAAAAATGGAACTGGGAGAAACATTACAGATTTTAGAAGGAATCATCTACGAAAAGGCGAAAAGAGAATTGGAAACGGCGGAAACGCCGCTATCACTTCAAACGGTCGTCATGGACGCGGTAGCGGCAAAATTCAAAGAAGAAGCCTATGAAAATTTGAGAATCCGCACGATGCAGAAAGAAACACAGACAGAAGTACGCACCGGAACACCGGAAGAATTTCTGAAAGAATTAAATGAGGGAGAGGGGGCGAAGGAACAGTGAAAGGCTACGCAGCGGAAATAAACGGCGACGCAATCTTCCTGACGAAAGACACGCAACTTGACACGGCGTTAAAAAACGGTTGTAACATCGTCAGGATCGAAGACGACGACGGGCAAACAATAATTGCCACACCGGAAAACGGTTTTCTTGAAGACCGTCCGACATTGGAAGAAACAGGAACAATGACAAACCCATACGCGGAAGCGTTGGCAATGCTAGAGAAAGGGGAAAACTAATGGCAGATATCACAATCACACAAAAGATCACGATCGAACTTGACGGGAAAAGCCCTTTTGAATATGTCGTGATGAAACAGGGCGACAAGGGTTCACGAATTCTGGCCGTCTCATTATTGCAAAACAAACAACCGTATGAAATCCCGACGGGCTGCACCGCGCGGATTAAATACTATAAGCCGGACGGAAACCCGGTATTGAATGACTGCACCCTGTCAGGGAATGAAATTCTTGTAACCTACACGGAGCAGATGTTAGCGGCCGCAGGCGTCGGAAAAGGCGAAATCGTTCTGCTAAAAGGTGGAAAGGAATTGAAGTCAGCGACCTACTACACGAAGATCGTGGAAACGGTATATAAAACCGAAGGACTGACAAGCGATAAAGAATTTCTTTCCGTGGCGACCGTGTTAAACGACATGGATCAGGCGGCGCAGAAGGCAACAGCCGAAGCGAAGATCGCGGAAGCGGCAGCAGCGACGGCGACAGAAAAGGCGCAGGCAGCAACCACGGCAGCAGGAAAGGCAACCACGGCAGCAGGAGCAGCGGACAAAGCGAAAGCGAATGCAGACGCGGCGACGAAGGCAGCGAACGAAGCGAAGACCAACGCAGAGAAAGCCACGGAAGCAACAAAAGCAGCGATCAAGAATGCAGAAGAAGCAACAGAAACGGCGAACGCGTCGGCATCTGGGGCAGACATTGCAAAGACCAACGCAGAGAAAGCCACGCAGTCGGCAAATACGGCAGCAGGCGACGCACAGAAGGCAACTACGGCAGCAAAAGCAGCAGCGGCAGCATGTGAAGGAATCGCGGCGGGAATCAACACGATTGCAGATACAACAACCGGGAAAACCTACACGATCGGAGTAGACGCCGGACGAATCTATTTAGAAGCGAGGGACTAAAACATGGGAGAAAGAATCTATTTTGCAGATAAAGAAACACTGGATAAAACACACGCCAACACAGAAGCGATTCTGGCAGCAGTCGAGGGAGACGACGGAAAACATAAAAATCATATCCGGTTAGGAATCAAGATTGACAAGAACAACAGCAACCCGAAAACCCGCGTCGAATACCTTTACGACGCCGTGGGAATGACACCGGCCGCAATGGACTATTCAAACGGAGTTTTTAATTACGGATCATGGGAAAACGAATACTTCGCGGCGAAAGACAAAAATTACGCTTGCATGGTCAAATTTGACGGCACAGAAGACTATAAACTCAACCCGAACGATTATTCGAAGAAAGCGGACGGCACGGAATCAGACGTCGCGAATGTCGCATACGGCGGAAACGCAATGGCGGCATTTGTCGGCGGTTGGTTATGTCAGTATGAGACAAAAACACATGAGTATATCATATGGTCCGACGTTCAGTACGACGACAGCTATAATTGTAATCACAGAAAAGATCAGACCGGGGCGATTCGTCCGGGATTCTACAGAAGAATCTACACGCCGACTTTATACAACAATGTCGCCCGTTCAATCTCCGGTCAGCTTTCAATGATGGGCAAAAACGCCACACAGGAAAGAAACTACATCAAAGCAAACGGCAGCGAGTGGGAGCATACATCGTGGAGCGAATACAATTACATTATTTGCCTGTTAAAGATCATGGCAAAAACGGACGATCTGAAAACCGCATACGGAAACGGTAATATGAACGGATATGTCAATGATTCGGCACAGCATTACGGAGTATTACAGGCCGGCACACTGGACGACAAGGGGCAGTTCTTCGGATATAACGCAAATAACAAACAGGTAAAAGTATTTCACACGGAAGCACCGTGGGGCGATCAATGGGAAAGAATTATCGGCCTGATTTGCGATCATGGAAAAGCGAAGATCAGTGCATACGGACCGTATAATTTCACGGGCGAAGGCTACACGGAAGTATACGACTATGTGGAGAAAACAGGAATCACAGCAGCAACGGGCGGTTGGGCGAAGGATTCTATTTCGACAGAACTTGGACGACTGCCGATCACGTGGTCCGGTGCTTCGAATACATACTTGACAGCATATTTCTACATCAACCCGACGATTGTTGCGGTGGCGATCGTTGGCGGCAGCGCGAACAACGGTGCGGTATGCGGCTTTTGCGTGCATCTGGACTCTTCCGCGTCGAGTGCGTCCTGGGACATCGCGCCGGGCCTTTCTTGCAAAATGCCTTTAGCGGCATAGCCGCAAGGGGGATCGGGGGATTTCTCCCCCGCATAGCTTAAAGGAAGAAACAAAAGTAAATATATAAGGGGATAACTTGCGCGCGGTGGCGATCGTTGGCGGCAACGCGAACAACGGTGCGAAATGCGGCTTTTACGTGAATCTGAACAATTCCGCGTCGAATGCGAACTGGAACATCGCGCCGGGCATTTCTTATTAAATCATGGGACATTAACCAAATGCGCGAGTTATTCCTACACCACAGCAGATTGAAATATCTGTAAAGTGAAAATAGAACCGATAAAGGCGCGGACTGGTAAATGCCGGGAATCCGGTAGTTGTATAGCGTGTTGAAGGCCCGCGAGGTAATAAGAAAGAATGATAACATTTAAAAACATAGATCAGAATTTATATGATCCAGAAGGGTTGAAAACTGATTTCAGAAAAACAGCGAAAGGAAAGAGCGGAAAAGAACAGGTTCGGAAGGTAAAGAGAAACCCGGAAAAATACGAAAAGGAACTGGAACGACAGCTTCGGACGAATACATTCACGAAGGCGACGCACCAGACGGAAACGATCAATGAATATTCATGCAAGAAAACACGGGAACTATTGAAGCCGACGTATTTATACGAACAACCCGCACACCACGCACTGATTCGGGCAATTATGCCCGCACTTATGCGCGGAATGTATGATTTGTCGTGCGGATCGATACCGGGACGCGGGCCACATTACGGAAAACGATTTGTTGAAAAGTGGATCAGGAACGATCCGAAAAACTGTAAATATGTATTAAAGTTCGATATCCGACATTTCTTCCAGAGCATACCGCATAGAAGACTAAAGAAGGCACTGAAAAAGAAGATCCGGGACCGTGTAATCTTAAAGAAATTATTCGCTGTGATCGATTGTTGCAAACAGGGCGTACCGATCGGATTTTATACGTCACAATGGTTCGGGAACTTTTATTTGACACCATTAGACCATTACATCAAAGAAAAACTTCACGTAAAGAAAATGATCCGGTATGCCGACGACGTGGTATGTTTCGGCAGAAACAAAAAGATATTGCACGAAGCACGAAGAAAGATCGAACAATTCCTGAACGAAGAACTGGGCTTGAAAATGAAACCGGACTGGCAGGTATTTAGATTTGAATATACCGGAAGGGACGGAAAGATTCACGGACGCGCCCTTGATTTTATGGGATTTGTATTTCATAGAAACAGAACAACAATCAGGAAAAGCATTTTGAACAGAATTCAAAAGAAAGTCAACAAAGTGAAAAGAAAAGGGAAAGTCACGTGGAAAGATGCAGCGTCTTTACTTTCAAGAATCGGATATTTTACGCATACCGACACATACAACTACTATCTGGATCATGTAAAACCTTATATCAAAGTTAAGGCATTGAAACAGTTAATCAGCAAACACACAAGAAGGGAGCGACTAAAAAATGGAATGGATCAAAAGAGAAGGAACACAAACAGAACGCCCGGCGGATTTAGACATCACATCGAGCGCAACAACCGTATACCAGAGAAGAAACCAGAAACAGGAAGAAAGAGAGAATCAGGACGGAACAAAGGAACTGATCTGGACGTACGAAGAAATGGAAATGAGCCGGGAAGAATACGACAGAGGACAGGCGGAACTTGCGTCGCCGCTTGCACTGGCAATCATGCAGAGCAACACGGAGTTGATCGCAAAGAATGAGTTATTGCAGATTCAAGTCGAAATGTTACTGGACACATTAAGTAGCACCGACGAAACGGAAGGAGAATAAACAATGTATGAAAAATTGAAAAATCAGTACGAACAGGGATTCGTTACAAAAGACACACTGAAAACATGGGTTAAAATCAACACCCTGAAACGCGGCCGCGGAATCACAAAGACACAGTATAAAGAAATTACAGGGGAAACGTACACGGCATAAAAACAGGTCAGAAATGACCGGATAAAAGAAATAGAATCATAACAGAAAGGCGGGTGGAAGGAGTGAAAAAATGAATGAATGGAGCGTTATAGTTATGCTAATCACGCTAGGCGGCGGAATTATCGCACTTGTACGTCCGATCGTGACACTGACAAAAGCGATCACAGAATTAACCGTCACTTGCAAGAATTTAGACGGGCAATTCGCAGCCATGCAGAACAAAAACACAGAGAGTCATAGAAGGATCTGGGAGCATAACGACGAACAGGACAAAAGACTAAACGACCATGAAGCAAGATTGCAAAATATAGAGCATGGAGAAAGGAGAAACGCACATGAAAGTAACTAAAGGAACGATCGCAAGAACCGCGATTCTGGTTTTAACCATAATTAACAGCGGACTTGCAATTTTCGGAAAAAGCCCGTTACCAATCAGCGACGAAACCGTGACACAGGTTGTATCGTTTGGATTTTCCACCGCGGCCGCACTGGTTGCATGGTGGAAGAACAACAGCTTCACAGTTCCCGCGCTGAAAGCGGACGCAATGATGAAGGAAACGCGCGTATATGAGCGGAAAGGACGAAAATAATATGAGTATGAATGGAATTGACGTCAGCGGGTGGCAGAAAGGCATTGACCTTTCAAAAGTTCCCGCCGATTTCGTAATCATCAAAGCAACACAGGGTACAAGCTATGTAAATTCTGATTGCGACCGGGCATATCAGCAGGCGAAAGCCGCCGGCCGGTTACTGGGCGTATATCATTATTTTTCAGGCGGCGATCCGGCCAAAGAAGCAGAACATTTCGTAAACAACATTAAAGGGTATATCGGCGACGCTATTCTGGTTCTTGACTGGGAAGGGGAGCAGAACGCGAAGTTTTCTCAGGGGCCGGCAGTCGCAAAACCGTTTCTTGACAAAGTAAGAGATCTCACAGGCGTAAAGCCGTTGATCTATATGTCAAAAAGCGTATGTCGTCAGCACGACTGGGCGGCGGTAGCTGCCGAATATGGTTTATGGGTTGCACAGTACGCGAACAATAACGCGACAGACTATCAGGCGAACCCATGGACGGACGCAAAGGGCTTTGGAGCATGGGGAACGCCCGCGATCTTCCAGTATTCTTCCGCCGGCCGTTTATCCGGTTACAACGGAAATCTGGATATGAATATCGCATACATGGACGCGACAGCATGGAAAGCCTACGCAAAAGGTACGCAGGCGATCCAGACACCGAAAGTAGACGCACCGAACGGATCAGTCCTTGATCTGGTTTACAGTGTAATGACTGGGAAGTATGGAAACGGCGACGCAAGAAAAGCGGCGTTAGGTTCGCGCTACAATGAAGTACAAAGCGAGATCAACCACATTCAGGAAGCGTCAGCGGAAACACTGGCAGCCGAAACGAAGGCGGGTAGATACGGAAACGGCGACGTGAGAAAAGCCGTATTAGGCGGCAAATACGACGCCGTACAGAAGATCATTAACGGGCAAAGCACGGGAAGCGGATCTGGCGCGGTGTACTACACGGTAAAGAGTGACGACACCTTGTCAGGAATCGCGGCGAAGTATGGCACTACATACCAGAAGATCGCACAACTTAGCGGAATCAGCAACCCGAACAAAATATACGTCGGGCAGAAAATCCGCGTAAAATAATGTAACTCAACAACAAAATGTCTTACACCTTCTTAAAATAAAATATGTCACTGGGAAAAGTCATGCGAAAGCGTGGCTTTTTCTCATTGAAAAAAAGAACTGTATCAGATATAATATAAAATCGTATAAACAAGAACAGAAAGAGGAAATCTAACCATGAATAAAAATAAATTATTTGAAGAAGAATTGATAAACGCGGTCGATCTGGAAGCAGCACCACCGACCGAAGAACCGGAACGACAGTATTATTATATTGCGAAAGCCCGTAAATATGTAAAAGAATTATCGGAAAAACTGGGGCGTCCACTTTTCGCGCATGTCACAACCTTTGGTTGTCAGATGAACGCTCGTGACTCCGAAAAGCTGGTCGGAGTTCTGGAACTGA